GTTTCTTGGTGGGCTTGACCTTGCCACCGAACGTAGTCTTAACTTTCTTCCAAAACTTTGCCCAAAACGAATCATCATCAGTGACATACCAATACTCGGCAACTTCCTGTTCGGATAACCAGGCACGGACAATCTTCTTGTTCTGATATTTGATTTTGTTGGACTTGAATACAGCCTTTACCGCATCCAGCAGCTTCTTTTCATCATCATCAGTCGGAGTGCAATCCATAGACGGTTCTGTGCCGACCGTAAAAGCTGTTTGAATGTTGACAATATCTTGCTCCAAAGGGATAGAAATACGGTTTACCGGTTCAGTCTTATATTGTGCTTCGATTTCATAGGTCTTACCAGTCTTTTCATCAAAAACTTTTTCCGCTTCCTTTTCAAGAACTTTTCTATCCGGGTACTTCTCTTTGTCAACCATGATTTCATGGTGTTCCGGATTCCAATCATCCCAAAGTTTACAACGGTCTGGGAGTTCGGTCTTCCTACCTTTCTTCAGGTAGTTTATCTTCTGCCCGATGTCGGACAATGCTAATATTTCTTCTAAACTCAACAATGGCATAGCTTATATTTTTAGTGTGTGAATATTCCTGTTAAATCTTTCGGTTTCTGAATCTTGCCAAGAAGCTCACCCAAGACATAATAACGTACCGCGTCTATACCGTGATTGTCATGGTCTTCTGGATCGTTGATGTAATTCCCATCCTTGTCCTTCGCCCAAACATATTTTCTAAACTCACTTTGTAAGTTATACGAGCGTTTGGTAATGTATATCTCCATGCTCTTCATCTTGTCAAGGCCAGCGTTTACAGATCCGGCACCCTTTTCGACAGCATATATTCTAATGCCTCCGTTATGTACCTCTTGAATCAAACGAGGGTCTGCACTATCGGCAATTACCTTCAAGCCCCACGGACGAAGAGTCTTGATAATGTCAGAAGATAGCAGTCCTGTACGGTAATCCACTTCATCCAGATATAGGGCATTATCCACAATTCCGCACCGTATGGAAGCGGACGGATCATGTGTATAACCGAAGTCTTGCCCGATAGCCACTTTCTTTGCCCAAGCTGGAAACTCATCCACAATTCCCCACTTCTTGAACACAGCACCTGCCGCGACATCAGCCCACCGCCCAATAACTACATGAGCATACTTTTCTGGGTTATTCGCCTTCATGTCCTCAACCTCCTTTAAGAACTCCGGTGATAGGTTCTCCAAGTTGTCAAAATACGTGGTATGGATATGAAGTACGTTCGGATGAGTGGATATTTGAACTTGTACGCCATCAATCTCTGCCAATTTGTGAGTTTTCTCGATATACTTTTTATAGATGAAGTGGTTGGAATCACAAGGATTCATTATAATGATAATCCGGTTCTGAATGCCTTTCTTACGAATGGATAGCATTATCTTGTCAAACTCTTCTTCGCTTGTCCACTCCTCAGCTTCATCACATACGAAAGTTGTAATACCCTGAATGGATTTCAGCTTTGCCGTTTGGTTCCCTGAAGAGGTCTTGATACCCCGGAACATGATACGGCTTTTAGTCATATTGTTGACTATGTCCGTCTTGGTAGTTTTGAAATACTTTGTTGTTCCGTCAAGTTCTATCTTCTCCATCATTTCGGGGATGATAGACATACCGGCAGAAACCATCGTGTAACGGGTGTAAAGAATCTGATGAACTATCTTCTCTACAGGAGTCATTTCAAAAGTAAGACGTTCTATGAATGTAGAAGCATTGAAAGACTTACCGCTACCACGCCCACCGGTGATAAGAATTATAAATTTTTCCTTATCCTCATATAATGGATGGTAAATTTCTTGAGGTACTATCATTTCAACTTGTCTTTAATCCATGAATCAATGTTGATGCCGTGCTCTATGTCTGTTGGAATATCAGCGTCTTCTGATTCTTCCCCAAAACCTTCGCTCTTTCCTAATGTAGAAAGCAAATAACGAATCATATAGCCATCTGGACGTTCACGCCAGCCAATAAAATTTCCTTTTTCATCCTTTTCGGGAATACCCAATGCAAGAACACGGGCAGAAACCAAACATTCATCAACCAAAGCTCCACGCTCATCTGATATGGCATCTTTAAACTCAACATCCTCTTTCGCCCATTGGTATATTGTTTTCCGAGCTACTTTAAACGTAGCCGCAACCTTGGTTAGATTTCCACCAGATTTGCGGAGAATCTTCCTAAAATCGTCTATATTAGGTTTCTTTGCCATATCTTTACGTACGGGCGCGCGTATTTGTTACTTTCGTCACTTAATCAATTTCAACACTTCCTCTCCTTTGACAAACTTATCATCTGTGCTAATGCCAAGTAAGTCACAAAAGTTATCTTTAGCTTCATAGGAAGAAAAAGATAATGTTATAAAAGCTTCTTCATTCTGTTGTCTTTCTATTGCGGATTCTTTTACCTGCTGTTTGATGAATTTCATGTGTTCTTTTTTAGCTTCGTACGTCTTTTCATCCATTACAGGATTTTCTATTTCATCGAACGATGATACAGGAGATAATAGATCATCTAAAGAATCTGAGAAAGAAGGAATAGCTGTATTTATAGAAAGAATATCGTTGAGCTCCCCAATATCCAATCCCACATCCGTATAATCTATATCAGAGATATAACCAGCTATAAGGTCTATATCCGGTTTCGTGTTCCCTACTGCCATATATGTAAGCTGTTCCTTCTCAGCCTTATCGTCAAGAGCTACGACTTCAACCTTTACATCATAATCCGTTTTAGATGTACCATCGTATTTGTAGTGCAAGTCCATAGCCTTAATCCTTCGATGCCCGTCAATCAGATTCCCGGATTTCTCATTCCATACAATACCACCAAGAAAACCAACTTTCTGCAAATTTTTCTTTTGCAGCTTTACTTTCTCGTCCGAATGCCTTTTAGGGTTAATCGGATTAAGATTCATTTGAGAGCGTTTTATAATCCTTGTTTCACTTTGTTTTAGCTCTTTCATAGTCATATTCAAATAATTTCCGTTCTACCAAAGGATATTCATCTATAACTTTTTGTAAATCAACTGGATATTTAGAACGAAGAAATAACAAGTAATTAATATCCGTTATGTCAGTGCCGGATGATTGATGTTTCCCTCCGTATGATTCGGGTTTGATTAGACCTTTTCGACTAATGTACTCCAATACATCTTTGTTCCGATACTCAGATAAGGGATAACACTTCTTTTGCACTTCGTTAATACCGTTCAACCTATATGTACGCAACATTAAACGCCTATTCATTGAATCAGACTGCTTAAATCCAAAGAAGGCCCATTCGATATTATATTTCTCCCTTACAATATCCGTAAGTTGCGCCATATTGTACAACTTCTGCTTCTCATTTTTGATACATCCTAGATATCCTATCCGTCTAAATGAATAGACCGCAAAGTGAGGTATCTGAATATACTTCACGTTTGGATATTTACTGCAAGCATAATTTATATAACGATTGATATGAGATAAATCTTTTATAACATACATATAGGTACAAACGACCTCTTTGAAATAAGGTGATATTAGGTCCAAAAGGGCTATACTGTCCTTGCCCGATGCCGAGTGAAACAATATAACCCTGTCAGCCTTTAAAGCAACTTCTTTAATTATGTCTATTGCTTTATCCATTCTTAGACAACTCTACCGCCTGCTCTACGATTAATTCCTGCTCGCTGAGCTGCATTTCGCCCCATAGATTGAAATCGTCCGGCTTCATAATCTTTTCGGGTACGATACTTTCGACCACTTGCATCTGTTGCATACGTTTCTGGCATAATCTTAAATTTTAAATTAAACAATCCTTTTACTAATAAGCAAAGCCACCCAAGTGGTTTATATTATTTCAAACCTGAATGGCTTATGATTTCACAAATATGTAAGTAGTAAAATAATGGCAACTCTTTCGGTGGATTCTTCTTGAACTCTTTTAATTGTTCATCAAAATCATGGAAATCAAATTCATCATGCATGAACTTAATACCTTCTTCTGTTATTTCGCCTATACCAATTTCATCAATAGCGACATCAAGTGTCCATGGTGCACCAGTACTGTAAAAATGAATAGCTTCTATATCAGTCCTTAAAATAGGTTGACATTCTTGCTCGCGTCCAGCTTTTCTCAATTTCTCATTTTCGTCAACTTGAGCAAAGTCTGTGAACATCTTCTCATATTTGACGCTAAGCATACGTGTTTCTATGCTCTTTTTGCCATTCAAAATATCTAAAGCGTTTTCTTTTGTCATTATGAGCGAATACGCTTCTATCTCTTGACCATTATAATCAATTTTCATATCACTATATCGTTATAAAATTTATTCTAAACGTAAAAGAAAAAGGCAAGGTTAATGATAATACAGCAAAAATGCAGTCCACTAATCAGTTAGGTGTTTAGCTCATAATACTGCATAAGCTGAAAAAGGAGGTTCGATAAAAGTTGCGAAAGACTTCAGTTCCCATATCGTTACTGATATAATAGGAACAAGAAACGGTACAACAGGTTATATTTCAGTAATTTGCACAATTTTTTCATACTTGGAGACAACTCGCTTGATATTAACTTTGTAACAATCAAAAAAGTATGAAAACGAGTATGAGCAGATCGACTTTCAAAATCCTCTTCTACGTGAAGAAGGGCAGCGAGAGAGCCAACGG